CGTGTGCTCTTCCGATCTGAGAGCTGATGTGCGATTACTGCGAGAACGGCAAGTTGATATGCGGGGGCGATGGCTACTTCCGCATCACGAAGCGCACGCTCCGCAGGCGTGACGGCGAGACGCGAGAGCAGCCCATTTTGAGGTACGAGGCGAGCGATGACGTTTTCTCGGCAGAAATCGAGATTGACGACCATTTCGTAATCAACAACTGCCCGATGTGCGGGCGCGACCTGCGTGGGGAGATGGAGCCATGAGCTACGAGGTAATCATCGACGTAACCAACGTGAAGCATACGAACCACGATTTCAAGGACTTGTTTTACGAGAGCATCCCGTGCAAGGAGCGCATCGTGCGCTGCCGCGACTGCCTGAGCTGGCATCGCGGCAAGTACTTCAAGCACGTCTACACCGTAATCGACGAGTGCGACAACGAATACGAGGAAGGCGTGTTCCCGATGGATGCGGATGACTTCTGCAGCTTGGGGACGAGGAGGGAGGAAGCATGAGCAAGGAATTAAAGGAGCGCCGAGCCGAGTTCGTCGCCAAGGTGCGCCGGTTCGCCGAGCATCTGGCGAAGGAGTACAACTGCGACCGCGTGACGGTCGGCGAGGACAGGCAAAAGGGCATCTGGGGCGAGGGCATGACCAAGTGGCTCGAAGAGAAGTGCGGCGGCGACTGCTCCACGAACATCACGTGGGACGGCGGCGAAGAGAAGATCGTGGACAAGTACATCACGAAGCCGCAACCCGAACGGCGGGTGGAGCTGCGGTTCCGATTCGACAGCCCGTGTGTGGGCGTCGAGCTAGATTACCGCAAGATGTTCGCCGAGCTGCAATTCTCGGACAGCATGCGCAACGGCGATGGCGAGTTCGAGCACACGGGGTATTTCACCCTGCACGAAGTAACCGCATGGGGAGCGCACGGCGGGATGCTGCTGCTAGAGAAGCTGTGCGAGGAATGGGGTGAGTTCGAATGAGCGAGATAAAGGCGCTTGAAAAGCTGCGCAAGCTGACAATCTGCGACAAGGGCGAAGAGTACACGGCTTATCTCGACGCAGGGGACATCGCCGACGAAATCGAAGCAGAAATCGCCGAGCGGTTCATGGAGCTGCCAGTAGATAGGAGCGACAACCCGTGGCACATCGGTGACAAGTTCCCGCTCGGGGACATGGACGGCGGCGGACACGTATGTACGGTGTCGGGCGTGAGCGCAGACGAGGTTTTCTTCTACTACGACGAGCACAGCAGCTCATCTAAGCACAGGCACTTCAAGGCGGACAAGCTGGTGCACTACAGGCCGCGCACTCTCGAAGACGTGCTGCGCGAGATGCTCGACCGCAACGGTGACGGCATCGGAATGCGAGAGTTCAACCGCGACTTCGATGCGTTCGTGGAGCACTACGCCGACGAGATACGCGCCATGTTCGGGGAGGTGGACTCATGAGCGGCGGCGTTCACGGCAGGATGCGGCAGGTGAAGCTCAGATGCGAGGAATGCGGGTGCGAGTCGTACATCTGGCGCCGCGAGAGCAGGCTCAAGGAGCCGAAGCACAAGAAGCACTACTGGTGCCGCAGGTGCCGGGAAAGGACGAGGCACGTGGAAGTTAGGGAGGATTAGACATGCAACTTAAAGTGAAGCTGGCTGACGGTGTCCCGACACCGAGGCACGCGCGCGAAGGCGACGCGGGCATGGACCTGACGGCCAGGGAATCGGTGAGCATCCCGCCGAACGGAATCGTCATGGTGGGAACTGGCGTCAGGGCGGCGATACCAGAGGGGTACTTCGGGGACGTGAGGCCGAGGAGCGGGATGGCGTCCAAGAGGGGCGTCACCATAGCGAACACCCCAGGCGTCATCGACAGCAACTACCGTGGCGAGATAATGCTGCCGCTCTACAACCTCGACATGTGGCGCTCGGCGAGAGTGGAGGCGGGCGAGAGGGTGGCGCAGATGCTAATCCTCAAGCACGAGACGGTCGAATGCGTGGAGGTCGACGAGCTTGACGATACCGAGCGCGGGGAAGGCGGCTTCGGCAGCACGGGCTCGACCACCCTGGTCGACGAGAACGGGGAGGTTGTCGGATGACCCATCGTGAACGACCCGGGCGATCGACGGGATGGCGCGAGGGCGGCGTCATAAACGTGCCCGGAATGCAGATACGATTGGACGAGGGGGAGCTTCTGCTTCCCCTCCCTGTTTGTATGGGAGGGATGGCGATGGGCTACCTGCCGATTAACCCCTGCCCGAAATGCGGCTCAAGGCAGCGCGGCATGTGGCTCGGCGGCGAGGGCAGGCCGTGGAGAATCGTCTGCCAGAGCTGCGGCCTGGAGCAGTGGTTCGAGAGCGACGAGCGGGCCTACGCCGAGTTCATCGAGCATGACAAGAACGGCATGGTGCATTTCGGCGGGGACGGGTTGGATATAACAATCGAATTACACGAGGAGGCTGACAGATGAAATTGACGGAAACGCACGACTTCACGATTTCCTTTGATTGGAATGATATAGGGGCCGTATATATCACCAACGCCCAATCCGGCGTGTTCGAAAAGCGTGTTGTGCTGAAATACAAGGCACTCGCGCTGTTCAAGAAGTTTCTCATGAGGCTTGGAAAACAGCTTGAGAAGGAGGACGCGTGATGGCTAAAACGGCGGTGGAGCAGATGCGCGTGCTGTACAACCTCGGCGTCCTTGCGCTTGAGCGTTGGCGCGACAGCGAGATGAAAACCCTCTACGAGTACGGCCATATCGAGCACGTCGGAACGGCGAACAGGCCGACAGACAGCGGCACTGGCAAGTACGACGAGTTCATCAGGGGATGGGTAGACAGGCGCATCGAGCTTGCGGAGGTGGCAGATGGCCTCGGAATCGAGGACGAGGGCCACGCGAAGCGCGTCAAGGAACATCTGGATGCGATATACGACCGAGAGCTGCACGGGAGGAAATCATGAAAGAGAAGATTATCGTCTATGCCATCGAGGGCGCGGGAATCGGCGGCGACTGGCTGGGATGGGCTGGAATCGAGGGTAGGGGCGGCTTGTGCTCTCACTCGTGCTCGACGGCTGGCTGGGTGCTGCACGACATGGGCGTGGAAGGCTCCGATTGGAAGCACGACGTTTACGACGAGGCTTGCCCTGACGGCTGGGAGCTTGAGTACCGTGGCGCAATCACGCTCGACGGCTTCCTGGAATGGGCGGAGGGGCACATCCCGAAAAAGGGGGAATGATGAGTTACAACTTCGGCGATTGGGTCGTCTACGACCCAGGCTACAAGGAGGAAATCGGACGCGTGACCGAGTGCGGGGAGCGCAGCGCGCACGTGTGCTACCACCATGGATGCACAGCAGCTTCTACGCCGTTGGAGCACCTGCGGCCAGCGACGGATGCGGAGATCGCGAAGGCGCCAGCGGGAATCGGCTACCACCGATTCGACGCGACCTGTCCGAAGCGGGACGAGGAGTGCTGCTACATGTGCAAGGCGGTGATGGTATGAAGCTAACTGCGAACTGCGACGTAATCATGGGAGACAGCACGCACCGCTCCGAGCCAAGTGAGGTCCATATCAATCCCGACTACATCACGCAGGCTTGGCGCACTGGAGACAGCGGGGTTGTGTACATGCAAGGCCATGAAGACCCGCTGCGCCTCGATGCCAAGAGCTTCGAGAAGGTCGTGAGGTGGCTCAGCGGGAAGGACGTATACAACGTGGAGGTGTTGGCATGAGTTTCGACGTTGACGGCCTGCGGGTCTTTCTGAGCGGGCCTATGAGCGCCCACGGCGCTGAAGGCGATTGGAACCGAGACGCGTTCGCGGAGGCGTCAGCATGGTGCATGGATCACGGCGCTATCGAGGTGTTCAATCCAGCCGAAGACGCCCCGAAAGGCCCCGACAGCCACAGCCACGAGCACTGGATGCGGAGCACGCTCCACGAGCTGACGCGGTACTGGGATATGCAGGACAGGAATAAGGACAACGAGCCGTACTACGACGTGCTGATGCTCCTGGACGGATGGTGGCGCAGCGACGGCGCGAACGCCGAGCGGATGGCGGCGAGAGCATGCGGCATCGAGGTAATTGAGCTGAAGGATGCGATGGAATGGGCGGAGGAGGACGGCGATGACTAATGGAATCCCATCCAGAACTAATGGAGTCACACGCGGAACTAATGGAAGCGGCCTGCTGAAATGCCCCTACTGCGGGAGCATCGCCGAGTACGTGAGCGAGCACGCAAAGGGCAGGAAGTGGGCCGTCGCCTGCACGATGACCAGCAAGGTTGCGGCTGACGAGGGGAAGCCCATGTGCCGCTGCCGCACGCCGTTCTTCCGCGACAAGGGGCAGGCGCGTGACGTATGGAACCGCCGATGCGCCACACATGGGAGCGACCACGAGCTTGTCGAGCTTGCCCACGGCGCATGGTCGATGGCCCTTTGCGCCATGCAGGGCATGCCGATACCTGCCGAGTGGGGCGAGCACGTCGAGAGCGGCCTGCGCGGGCACGGCATCGATGTGGACGACGAGAAGGAGGCGTTCGATGAGGACGAAGGTGAGTGGTGAGAAGCTGGTGCCGTGCCCGTTTCTCGGTTGCGATGCTGAGTTGCAGCGGGCGAACCAAGACCAAGACGGCAGATGGCATCCCGCTAGATGCGGTTGTCCAAAGTGCGGAGTCTGGATGTACGGCGAAAGCTCGTACGGACACAACGGCTTCGCTGACGATGAGGATTATACCAGGTCAGCGAGTCAGGCAATTGCAGCATGGAACACCCGAGCCGCAGTAACCGACCACGACTTCGCGATGGCGGTCCACGACGGCAACCTCTGGGGCAAGTGTTTGGCGTGCAAGGAGCGCCAAGGCCATTACCTCGACGCCGAGACGATTCATCGCCAGCAGGAGCATATCGCCAAGCTGGAACGCGAAGGTGCAGCAGCGTTCTACGACGCCTCGTACACACGCGACGCGCTCAAGCAACGCGACGAGCTGATACGCGAAATCCTCAAGGCGCTCAGCGCCGAGTGCAAGCCGTATCGGCTCAACGGCCTGCCCGAGCAGGTGGCGTACTTCAAGGCGAAGGCGCGGAACATCGGATGCGAGGTGGACGAGTGAGCGACGTGAAGTTGTTGATAAACGACATGAACGGCACCGCTGTGTTTAAGAACGGCTGCGCCATCCACACGATGCCGCTTTGGGTGTTCGAGGACATGCGCGACATCATCATGGCCGAGGTGGAGAAGAAAGTCGAGGTCACGCACCGCGACTTCGACATACAGCAAGAGCTGCTTGATAGGTACAGGGCCGAGAACGCCAAGCTGCGGTGGCTGGTGCGCATGATGCTCAGGGTTGCGGGGGTGGCAGAGCACGCCACGGATGCCGAATGGCAGGTAATTACTGACCATCTGCGCGGGCTGGGAATCGAGGGTGGCGATGAGGGTTAGGAGCAAGCCCGAATGGGTGGACGACGGCCTGCTGGCCCTGCGCAACGTCACGGTGTACGTGTGCGACGGCGAGGACACGCGGGCCCACGGGTTCGACGTGCACCTGAACGTGAACGATAACGATGGCGACCTGGAGCGCATCATGTTCGACAACACCGCCACGCTCTATGACCGCTCCACTTTGGGCGAGGCGTGGGACGATGCTGCCGACTGGCTCTACGAGACGGCGAACACGCTGATGGAGCTGCGCAACTACATCAGGGCTAACGACGTGGGCCATGAGACGTGCGCCGTGGCGAGCAGCCTTCACATCGAGGGCGAGTACGTCCCCGTCGATTACTGGGAGTTCGAGATGGACTGCGGCGGCAGCTTCAAATGGGACGACCAAGAGCCGCCGAGATGCTGCCCGTGCTGCGGAAGAAGGACCGAGGAAACGTTGAAGGGGGAGGAATGAGCGGCTTGAAGCCGTGCCCGTTCTGCGGCCATGACGGCGTCCATCTGCGCAAGAAGACGGACATGAGACAGTCGGTCACGGGATTGAAGTACATGCACTCCGAAGACGTGCTGCATCCGCTCTACTACGGCTTCATCGGGACGGAGCAAACCGAGCGGGAATGCTACGACTACCGATTCGGCGTGCGGTACTACTGCGGGAGGTGCGGCATAAGCCCGCGCTACGTATGGGGCGAGTGGCACCTGCCGACGGAAGATGAAGCCGAGGAGTTCGACGCCTTGCCTCACGCCTGCGACCGCTTCGACGAGGAGCAGGAGCGGGAGTCAATCGAGAAGGCCCGCGAGTTATGGAATAGGAGGGCGTGACGATGGAACTGACGCTAACCGAGAAGCACCTGTTCCTCATATCGACAGAGGTTCACGGCATCAGCGAGATAGAGTTCAAGGACAAGGGCCGCTGGGACGTGCCGAACGAAATCAGCTATTCCAGGCTACAGGTTGCGCTCGATGCGCTCGCGAGGGGCGTTCCTACCGGGCCGCTGCCCGAGCGTTGCGAGGACTGCTGGTACTACGTCCCCGAGGAATGGTGGGAGGAGTCTACCGAGGTCGGGTATCCGCCGATGCTGATGTGCGAGCCGCCGACATGCACTGGGTGGTCGGTCCCGTACGGAGAGAGCAGGTTCGTGCATACCGTCCCGCCAGACGGCTACTGCCACCGATGGGAGCCGCGATACCAGGTGAAGCCGTTCGAGCGGTTCCCCGATGCGAACGGTGAGGTGCAGTTCTGATGACACTATGCGAGCACTGCAAACGCGCCACGTTCAACGGCTTCCCGCCCGAGGGTTCGCCCGAGTGGGAGGTCGGCACGGTTTACTTCTGGTGCGAGAAGATGCGCGACCACCGTCTGCGCGACCGTTGCGGCTACCACGTGGAGGGCGAGCCGAGGATGTTCGACAAGCACGGGAAGGAGATGCGATGACGCTTGACGCAATCAAGAACGCGCAGAGATACGTCTTCGGGTGCGCCATCGAGCACGACGAGCTTTTACGCGACCTGGAGGCAATCGTAGGTAGCTTCTACGCCGCGCGGCTTGACTCCATCGCGAAGGATGAGTCGTGGAGCGGCAGGCCGTGGAACGCGGTGCTCGCCGACATGGTCGATGACGCGGTGCTCGGCATGGACGGGCGCTCGCTCTGTATGAAGTACGGCAAGGGGGCGGGCTGATGGCTAGAATCACCATCCAGCGCCAATGCTGGCAGCGGTGGCCGCGCGTGCTCATAGTCGAGAGGCACAACGACGACGGCACCGTGGAAGAGCGCAGGTATGTGCCCGAGGGCGGCACGACTGATGAATGGAACGAGCGAACCCGCGATGTAATGCGCAAGTTCGAGGCGGCGCGCAAGGAGCTTGACGCGAGGCTGCACGAGGAGTCGGAGCTACCTAACCTGCGGGCCGAGATAGACGGCCTCAAGTGGGCTATAGAGGATCGGGACGAGCTGATACGCGACCTCATGCGCCTGCTGCCGTGCGCGTCAAGGGCGTTCAGGGCAGAAGCGGAGGCGAGGATTTGCGAGATGGGGATAGGAGGGATCGAATGACGAACCTGGAGTATTTGTACGCGAACGACAGGCGCGCCCTGTGCATGAAGTGCGCAGCTCCGTGCCCGAAGGTGATGAAAGATGGCAAGCGGAAGGTGCAATAACAAGCCGATCGTGACGTGCTCGACGTGCGGACGCCACATGGAACCCGGCGAGCGCGTGAAGGTTCAGGTCAGCTGGGAGAAGCAGAGCCCGTACAACCAAGTCGGCTCGTCCGCGTACGTTTGCCGCAAGTGCGGCGAGAAGTTCGCTCACGCCTGCGGCATGGACGTGCCCGAGCCGATGTGGGCGCTGATGTAGGAGGGTGAGGCGATGAAGGCGAAAGACCTGCCTCCACTTCCGAAATACTCGGTCGTTATCGAGAACTGCCCCGACGTGTGCGACCGCGCGTACTACTGCCGCGACGACTATTTCAGCGAGGTGCTGGGCGAAGAGCGCGGGCAATGGAACTGCCCGTATCACTACGGGGTTACGTACGCAGCCGCGATCATCGACGGGAAAATCAACTGCAAGCATTTCAAGAGGAAGGTGAAGCGATGAACGACTGCATCTGGTGGGAGGTATGCGCGTGCGATGCATCCGAGCATCCGTGCGAGCACTTCGAGAAGAGCACGTCGGACAAGGGCAAGAAGCTCTGGGAGGAATACGACCGCGACGTGGGCGAGGCGCTCAAGCCCGTGTTCGAGAAGTACGAGAGGATGCGCGATGCGTCATGAGCGATGAAGTGCGCGACCTATTGCGCAGGATGTACGAGGTCATCCTCGTGTACGAGAAGGAATGGCGGTCCACCGAGCTGAGAGAGATGAAGGTGATTGAATGACGATCATGAACGAATGCGGCGAGTTCGTAGACGAGTGGGACGCGAACCCCGACGAGATACGGGAAGCCAACAACAGGCGCAACGCCGCGAACGCGAACCCGCAGAGCCGAGTCGGGCGCGCGCACGAGGCGAACTCCGCAGCAGGCGCGCAGGAAGTCCGCAGCCAGGGCGTCTTCGACAAGATCACCGACGTGAGCCTGGCGCAAATCGACGCGCTGATGCACGCCGGCAAGGACGACCTGCCGCTTGTAATCGAGCAGAGCAAGGCGGTGAGCCAGCTCTTGACGAACCTGAACAACAACATGGGCAACGCCGTGAAGGTCGCGCACATCATGGCGATGGACGGCATGGACGTGGGCGGGCTCAAGGCCACCATGCCGCGCATGTTGGGCGGCAAGTGATGGCGGGCGCGAAGTGGACGCCCGAAGAGGACGCCATGCTGCGCGAGCTGTACTCCGAGCCGATGGCCAACGGCGCCATAGCCGACGCGATCAACGCCGCCCACGGCAACGGGCGCAGCGCCAACGGCGTCCTGGGCCGAGCGAGGACACTGGGCCTGCGCAAGCCGCCCGACCACCAGCACATCATGCCGCCGAGGCTGTGGACGCCCGAGAGGGCCGCGTGGTTCCGAGGGTTCGTGCCCGGGCACACCGAGGCCGAGATAAGCGCCGAGCACGAGCGGATTTACGGCACGCCGCTCACCGCGAGCCAGATAGGCAACGCGAAGACCAAGCTGGGCGTGAAGTCGGGCACGGTCGGCGGGCGGTTCAAGAAGGGCATGACGCCGCACAACAAGGGCAAGCGGTGGAGCGATTACGTGTCGCCCGAGGGGCAGGCGAGCAGCCGACGCACGTGCTTCAAGAAGGGCGAGGTGCGGGGCGCGGCGCTCGCCCGCGAGCAGCCCGTGGGCTCTGAGCGAGTGAACCTGGACGGCTACATCGAGGTGAAGGTGCACGATGGCCTGCAATCGAAGCCGAACAGCAACTTCCGGCTCAAGCACCGAGTGGAGTACGAGAAGGCGCACGGGCCGATACCGAGGGGGTGCAACGTGGTGTTCGCCGACCACGACAAGCGCAATTTCGCGCCCGACAACCTGGTGGCCGTTCCGCGCAGGCTATGGGCGCAGATCAGCAGGCAACGCATCGCCTACCACGACGCCGCGTCGCTAAGGGCCGCGATGAGCATAGCCGAGCTCGTGGGCAAGGTGCGCGAGGCGGAATGCGCGCCCAGGGCGTGCAGGGCGTGCGGCGACGAGTTCGAGCCGCGCTACCCGCGCCAGCGGACGTGCGACAGGTGCCTGGGCAGGAAGGATGAAGCTGAGACGAACGGAGGTTCCATTTGACACCAGAATACCGAGAGGCGCGCATAGAGTGCGCCGAGAAGTACCTAAAGGAGATACAGTCGCTCGCGGTGAAGCACCGTGCGACGATCGAGTACATCCGCTCGCTTGAGGAAGACGCCCAGGGAGTCGGGGGCATCGACTACAGCAGGGTGCTCGTGCAGACGAGCCCGACGCCAGACGCCATACCCAACTCGGTCGCCCTGCTCATCGAGATGAAGCGCGAGGCCGAGGCAGACGCAGCCGAGTACTTCGAGCGCAAGCGGGACGCCAGGCGGCGACTTGACGAGATGGACGGAACGTACGGTCGGCTGCTGATGCTCTACTACGTGACGGTGCTGCCGTGGGCCAGGGTCGCCGAGGTGCTGAACTACTCGGAGGACTGGTGCAAGCACATGAGGCCCGACGCGCTGTGCGAGTTCTACGACCACCTGCCGAATGACATGAAGCTGGGCGAGACGCAGCACGCCATACTCGACGCCGATTTCTAGGAAGTTTTTCAACAATTGCCGTCTGACCTGCGGGTTCAGGCGGCTTTTTCTTTGCCGTAACCCTTGACACTGTCAAGAGCTAGGTATATACTTGACATTGTCAAGAGGGAACGACGAACGAAAGGAACCGACCATGACCGCGAACCAAGCAGCAGATTACATCTTCGAGAACCTGGACGAGTTCAAGGCGCATCACGCCGACACCATCGCCAAGTTCGAGGGCGAGGGCATAGGGCCGCAGATGGCGCTGGCGCTGACCATCACGCTCGCTGCGAACGCCAAGGCGCTGACCGACGCGCTGATCTAGGAAGGGAAATCGGGGCGCGGGAACCGACCAAAGCAACCGCGCCCCTGCCGTTAAGGAACGACGAGAAGGGATTGTACCATGAAGAACCTGAGACCGTGGAACGAAGCGAACGAGCGCGAAATCAGCATGATGGAGGGCAAGGCCATGTGCGCGTACGCGAACTGGCAGAAGGCGAAGGCAGAAGGCATGGAGCTGTGCGCCGTCGCCTGCGAGAGCGAGTACGAAGCGACCATCCGCTGCATCAACATGTTCGTGAAGGATGGCATCTACGCAATCCAGGCACACGTCGTTGACCGCGCCGAGACCGAGCTGCTCGCATCGTAACGAGCCAACAAACCGAAGCGGGAGCGGCTGTCGGACTCCCGCGCCGAGCCAATCGAAAGGAAAGAACGATGACCATCACAGCCGAGACCTACACGACCGCCAACGGCAGCAACATGGACGCCATCACCTACAACGATTCCGCAAGCATCCGCGAGATTGCGGACGACCTAAAGCAATACGACAATTGGGATTACGCAATCCTGACCGACGATGACGATGAGATCATCGCGACCATCGAGCACAACGGTACGATGACCATCAAAGACCCCGTGAGCAACGGCAACACGACCGTGAGTGTCGATGCACACGTGGATATTGACGAGGGGACGTTCTACTACGTCACCTACCACGCGCACACGAGCACCGACGTTGATTGCAGGTTCGCAGTCATCGAGCACGAATCTGACATGGTGTGCCAGAGCGATTGGCAATCGGTGAGCGCGACGCACTGCGATATCGCTGACTACGATTGGGTTGACTGCACGCCGACCGATGACGAGTTAATCGACGTAAGCGAAGCAACCGAGCTGCTCGACGTGTCCCGCCAGCGCGTGCACCAGCTCATACAGGCTGGGCAGCTCGAAGGGCGCAAGGTCGGCAAGACTTGGTACGTCTACCGCCACAGCGTCGAGCGCAGGTTGCGCGGATAGCGACACGACACCCCACGACACCCTCAAGAGGTGTAAGGTGTAACAGACGAAGACTGACAGCAGGGAGCCGTCCGAGATGGGCGGCTCTTCTCGTTACGGGGGGAGGGGCATGCCATGGACGCGGCGAGGGTTGCCAGGACATGGCGCAGGCCCTACACCTCCGTGCAGTGGGCGTGGGTCCGCGCCCTGGGCGTCGAGCCGTCACGCGAGTGGGCGGACGGGGGACATGCCCGGGGGAGGGCGGACCGCCACCGGGGGTGGAGGCGTGCCATGCGCCAGCGTTACGGCGTGAGGGGCCTGTGAGCAGGCTCGCGGACGGCAGGCCCGACCCGAGGGGCACGCCCCAGTGGCAGCGCCTGCGCGTCGATTGCTACAAGCGCGACAAGGCCAAAGGCGCGCCGTGCCACATCTGCGGCCAGCCGATACGCTACGACCTCAAGCCGTCGAGCGCGGACGACGCCTACGAGCCCGACCACCTGCGCGACGTGAACTCGCATCCCGAGCTCGCGTTGCTTCCCGAGAACGTCGCCCCATCGCATCGAAGGTGCAATCGGGCGCGAGGGAGGCGCGCTGGGCTGAGCTCCATCGGCAACCGGTCACGCGACTGGAGCAGGGGGAGGCATGGCGGCGACCGACCGCCACGATGACGCGCGCGAGCCGAGGCGGCTGGCGGCGACCCGAGCCCGACGAGCGCAGCCATGACCGCTGCGCGCAAGGGCAGGGGGTGTCGGAATCTCGGAGGACGTGGAGCGTCCCGAGTTTGACCGCCGCGCCATCTTTTATCCCTCCGAAATCGAAAGGGGTCGCGCATGAATGTTCTGGATGCGCTCAACAACTCGATTGACTGCGCGATTTCCGACGGGTCCCTCGATGCGGACAAGCACGGCCCGGTAATCGAGGCGGCGCGCAAGGTCGCTGCCGTGATGGACGAGCCAGAGTGGCCCATCGTCCGAGGAAAGATAGATAACGTGTCACCGAGCGTGTTCCTGAAGTACTGCGACGCGCTCGGCATTGTAGGCGATGAGGTCAAGCCGAAGGCCGACAAGCCGAAGGTGACCACCATGGTCGGCAACAGCAAGTGGGCGAAGGGGCGTGCGGTGAATGGCTGATGTGTTCGGCTGCGAGCAGCCGCGCATCTTCACGCCGCCGCTGAGGGAGCTGACGCCAGACACGACGCTCGGATACGACATCATCGACTTCTCGCGCGAGGTGCTGCGCATCGAGCCGCACCCGTGGCAGAAGTGGTTCCTCATCCACGCGTTCGAGATAATCGACCTGCCAGACGGCACGTGGCGGCTGCGGTTCCGCACCATCATCCTGCTGGTCGGCAGGCAATGCGGCAAGACGACGCTCGGCACGATCATCGCGCTGTACTTCCTGTACCAGCTCGGAGTGGCGCTCATACTCGGCACCGCGCAGGACGTGGCCAACGCCGAGGACATCTGGGCGCTGTGCGTCGAGATGGCGCAGGCGAACCCAGACCTCGCCGAGCAGATACGCCACGTGTGGTTCACGAACGGCGCGAAGCGGCTGCAGCTCGAAGGCGGCAGGGACTACCGCGTGAAGGCTGCGAACCGCAAGGCGGGGCGCGGCAAGTCAGCCGACCTCGTGCTCCTGGACGAGCTTCGCGAGCATCAGACGTGGGACGCGTACGCGGCGCTCAGCAAGACGGGCATGGCGCGCAAGAACGCGCTGCTGCTGTGCATGAGCAACGCGGGAGACGGCACCTCAGTCGTGCTGCGGCATTTCCGCATCCGTGCTCACCGCATGCTCGGCGATCCTGACGGCATCGTGGCCGCGCTGGGAGACACCGAGTTGCTGGACAATGACAATCGCGCGCTTGAGGACACGGCCTTGGGCCTGTTCGAGTGGAGCGCCGCACCGGATATGGCGATTGACGACCCGCGCGCGTGGGCGCAAGGCTCGCCGTCGCTCGGCTATACAATCGAGTTCTCAACGATGAAAGCCGCGTGCGCGGATGACCCCGCCGACGTTTTCAAGACCGAGTGCCTTTGCCAATGGGTCACCAGCACGGTGGACCCGCCGTTCCCCATCGGCGCGTGGGACTCCGGCAAGGACGAGCAATCAGACATCGCGCCCGACGCCGCGCTCTGGTGGGGCGTGGACGTGAGCGCCGACCGCACGCACGCGAGCATCGCGGTGTGCGGCAAGCGCCCGGACGGCGAGTGGCACGCCGAGCTCGCGGCCTACCGAGGCGGCACGGGATGGCTGGTCGGCTGGCTGCAGGACGCAGCTCCCAACTACCCCGAGGGCATGAAGGTCGCGCTTCAATCGCGCGGCGCGCCAGTGTCCAGCCTCATGGACGTGCTCGCAGCCGTCGAGGGCGTGACAATCGTGGAGTGCGCCGGCAAGGACGTGGCAGGGTGGTCAGGGCGTCTCTGGGATGCAGTCGCCGCATGCGACGAGCAATCCGACAGCGACGCGACGCCGATTCGCCACAGGACTCAACCGCAACTGGACCTCGCGGCGAACATCGCGGCGACCCGCCCGATGGGCGACGGGGCCTGGGCGTTCGACAGAGCGAAATCCATGGAAGACATATCCCCGCTCGTGGCCGTGTGCATGGCGCACGGCGCGGCGACGGCTACCGAGATAGAGAAGAACGCGCCGATTCCGAGCGTGTACGAGGAAAGGGGTGTGCTGGTCGTATGAGCAAGGTCGCAATCATTATCGTCTACGCGCTCGCCGCCGTGGCGTGCGTGCTCGTGGTGGTTTCGCTCGCATGCGCGGCATCAGGCAATGCCGACCTCGCGGGATACCTCGCGGGGCTGGCGTGCTTTAGCCTGCTGCTGGGCATCTGGGCGAACGAGTGCAGTTAGGTCTAGACCTATACGAAAGGTTGACTCTTGGCGCGAAAATACGGACTGCCATGGCAGGGCAGCAAGAACCGCATCGCCGAATGGGTGGTGGACGTGCTGCCAGCATCGCATACCCTCGTTGACCTGTTCGCGGGGGGGGGTGCCGTGACTCATTGCGCGTTGCTCAGCGAGAAATGGCCGAACATCATTGCGAACGACATAACCGATTCCATGATGGTGTTCTGCGCGGCGATAAACGGCGAGTTCGACGGGTACGCGGCATGCCCTGCACGCGAGGAATGGAAGGCGTATCGCGAGACGGACACGGCGATGGCGCTGCTGCACAGCTTCGGCAACGACCGCACCACGTACCTGTGGGGCGAGGAACTGGAAGCCGTGAAGCGCCCCGCGTCGCTCATGGTCAGCGCACCTAGCTTATGGGAGCGTTACCAGTGGTATCACCGTTTCATCGACGCGCTGACCGAGTACCTGCGAAACCGCGAAATCGGTCAGCAGAGAATCGGCGAGCTTGAGGGAGCCGAACGGCTCGTGCAGCTCGAACGTGTTTCACGTCTTCAAGGTCTTCAAGGTCTTCAAGGTCTTCAAGGTCTTCAAGGTCTTCAAGGTCTTCAAGGTCTTCAAGGAGATTACCGCCTAGTGGACATTCCCGAAGGCGCGACGGTATACGCTGACCCGCCGTATCGCGGCACGCCGAACAGCAAGCGTTACGGCGCGTTCGACTTCGACGCGTTCGACGCATGGCTAAACGGCGTGGACTTCCCCGTATACGTGAGCGAGTTCGACGCTCCGCAAGGTTGCGTGGAAATCGCGTGCAAGGAGCGCGTCACGAGCATGGCGGCTAAGTCTACCAGCAAGCGCGTGGAGCGCATCTTCGTGCAAGAGCGTTTCGCGTAGTACGAAAAACGAACGTTTAAGAAACCATCGCTAATTGACCGTTCAGCCGTCCACATGGGCGGCTTTTTTCTCTCGGTATGTTGGCAGAGTGGTCGATTGCGCCTGTTTGCTAAACAGGTGAACGCCAGCGCGTTCCCGTGGTTCGAATCCACGACATACCGCCAAAAACCCGCCGTCCCCATGGGGCGGCTTTTTTAATGCCCATCAACGGAAGGGGGCGAGCGCCGATGGCGCTTTTCGAGAACCTGCGCAGCCTGTTCTCGCCGAACGTGGCCTACGTCTACGGCGGCGGGATGGACATGGGCGTGCGGGTGGCAGACATGGACGCTGCGCAGCTCTACAGGACGCAGCCGAACCTGCGGGCGGCGGTGACGTTCCTCGCCGACAACGCCGCTCAGGTGCCGCTCAAGGTCCACGAGCGAGCGGGCGACAACGACAGGCCCCGCGTGACCGACAGCGCCGCCGCGCTGCTGCTCAAGCATCCCAACCCCGACATGACGCCGTTCGAGTTCAGGCGGTGGATGTACTCCGACCTGTTGCTCTACGAGCGGTTCCTCATGCTAGTGGTGCCGAATGCCAAGACGCCGAGCGGCTGGGAGATGCGGCCCGTGCCGAACAGCTGGATTCACGAGTACAAGGGCGCATCGCCTTTCGCGCCCGAGTCCGTCGTCATCTCCACGGGCAAGAGCACGGCGGTGGAAGTACCCGCCGGCAAGTTCGTGCTCTGGCACGGCTACGACCCGAACGACCCGATGCGGCAATGCTCGCGCATAGGCGCGCTCAAGGAGACGCTCCACGAGCAGGTGGAGTCGAACCGCTTCAGGCGCAGCATGTGGCATCGCGGCGGGAGGTTCAACTCGTACCTCACCCGTCCCGCTTCGATCGAGAAGTGGAGCAAGGAGGCGTTCGACCGCTTCACCGAGACCTGGAAGGCTTCCTGGGCCGGCTCCGACGCGAGCGACGCGGGCGGAATGCCCATCCTGGAAGACGGCATGGAGATAAAGACCGTTCAGTTCAGCTCGCGCGACGCCCAGTGGTACGAGTCCGTGAAGCTCGCCCGCGAGGACGTTGCGGCGGTCTACCACTTCAACCCCGCGCTGCTATGGCCTGGCTCTGGGCAGACCTACGCATCGGCGAAGGACAACGCCCGCGCGCTGTACAACGACTGCCTGGCGCCGACGCTCATGTTTGCCACCGACAGGCTGAACCACACGCTCCTGCCGATGGTCGGCGAGCCTGAAAACGATTACATCGTCTACGACATCACCGTGAAGACCCAGGGGACGCTGGAAGAGCGCATCGGGGCGCTTCAGACGGCATGCGGCGGGCCGTTCATGAGCCGCGAGGAAGTGCGCGCGCTCATCGACCTGCCGAGGGAGCCTGACGGCGACCTGATAATCCCGCTGAACGTGCTGGTAGGTGGACTCGCGTCATCTCATGACACCGACCCGACGCAGGAGCGGTACAACGCCGCGCCAGTCGCCCACGTGGACGAGCACGGCGACGTGTACAGCATGAAATCGTCCAAGCCGCCGAGGAAGGCACGAGGCGAGCCGACCGACGACGAGGCCGACGCCATCACGGACGTTTACAGCAAGTTCTTCAGGCACCAGGCCGAGTCGGTGCTGCCGAAAATCGGCAACTCCAAGTCGAAGGTCGACGCGCCAGCATGGTGGGACGCCAAACGGTGGGACGCCGAATTAGCCGACGACCTCTACGGAGTGGTCAAGCGCATCAGCGACGAGCGAGGGCGGCAAGTGGCCGCGCAGCTCTGGGGAGCCGACGCCGAGTACGACCCGAAGCGCACGGAAGCGTACATCCGCAAGATGTGCGAGCGGCGCGCCGAAATGGTCAACGCGGCGACCTTCGCCGAATTGGAGGCCACGGACGGCTACGACGACGACAGCGACGCGCTGAGGTCCACGCCATCAGGCGTGTTCGAGCACGCCGAGGAGAACCGCGCAGGCAGCGCGGGGGCCGCTTTCGCAGCAGCCGCCATCGGGTGGACCATCCTCGAGGTCGGCAGGCAGAACCAGCGGCGCGGCGAGCGCGTCTTCAAGACCTGGGTGGTTACGAGCGGCAACCCGCGAGCCAGCCACGCGGCGCTCAACGGAGAGACCGTGCCTTACGGCCAGCCTTTCAGCAACGGCGCGCAGTGGCCCGGCGACATCGACAACCTCGACGTGGAGGAAGTCGCGAACTGCCGCTGCCAGCTCGAAATCGAGGTGATGGACTGATGCTCCACGTAATCACTGGCCCGCCATGCGCGGGCAAATCGACGTACGTGCGGGAGCACGCGCAAGACGGTGACGTGCGCGTTGACTTCGACGTGCTCGCGCAGGCGCTCGGCAGCGTGGTCGCGCACGGCAGCGAGGGCCACGTGCGGGAAGCGGCGTTCAAGGCGCGCAACGCGGCGGTCAACTACCTGCTCGACAACGCAGACGACGCCGAGGGGTGGATTATCCACAGCTCGCCAGCTGAATGGCAGCTCGAAGCGTACGAGAAGGTCGGCGCCGAGCTGATCGCGCTCGACACCGACATGCAGACCTGCCTGGAACGCGCCGAGCAGGACGGCAGGCCGCCTGACGAGGCGGACAAGATACGAGCATGGTTCGACACGGCCCCGAAAGGGGCTTTTTTCATGCCCCAGAAAGGAGCTGAAATGAACATCAAGACCAAGACGGTGGACGTGAAGGCCGACGAGGCCAACGGAACCATCACGGGCTATGCGGCGACGTTCATCCGCGAGCCAGACAGCTACGGCGACGTGATAGCCAAGGGTGCGTTCGCCGAGTCCATCGAGCGCATCAAGGCCGAGGGAAAGGCCATCCCGCTGCTGTGGAACCACGACAGTGGCGACCTCAAGAGCTACATCGGCACCGTGACCGAGCTGGCCGAGGACGACCACGGCCTGCTGTTCACAGCGAGCTTCGACGCCACCGAGCGCGCCCAGCGCGCACGCGAGCTGGCGGGCGACGGGCGGCTGTGCAAGTTCTCGTTCGCCTATAACGTGCTCGACCAGGCGACCGTCACGCTCGATGACGGCACCGAGGCAAACGAGCTGCGCAAGCTGGACCTTTACGAGGTTTCGCTCGTCATGTACCCGGCGAACCCCGACACGTCCGTGGTCGAGGTCAAGTCCGACAGCGGCACAGTCGGCATCAGCGGCATAGGCGTCATCGACAAGGCCGACATAGACCTCATCAAGAAGTCGCTGCAGAAGCACTTCGATGCGTGCGCGAAAGCTGGCCGTCGCAACAGCGCGAAGGACGCCGACGACCTCAACCGCATCTCGGAGCTGTGCGGCTCCATCCAATCCATCGTCAACGGGCTTCTCGCGGACACCCGCGAGCCCGACGAGCAGGAACCCGAACCCGAGGAAGACGAGGCCAAGGCCAACGCGGAGGAGCCCAACGGGGCCAACGCGGAGGAGCCCGAAGCCAAGTCTGCCGAGGTGCAGGCGCTTCTGCAGCAAGCAACGGAAATCCTGACACAGAAGGAGGGCTAGTCATGACTCTCATCGACCAGCTCGAAGAGGCCAAGGCGGGACTCGCCGAGGTGAAGAGCGCCGTGGAGAACGGCGAGAAGGGCGCGGAGGACCTTTCCGCAGCCATCGAGGGCGTCAAGGCCGCTCAGGCCAAGGTGGACGCCGCAAACGAGGCCCAGGAGCTGCTCAAGGCCCTGGGCAACGCAGAGGGGGCAACCGACGCCTCCGACACATCCGAGAAGAAGGGAGCCGAAATGGCAAAATCTCTGGGCGAGCACTTCGTGGAGTTCCGCAAGGGCCACGAGAACGCCGACAACCGCATCATCGCCACGCCGTTCAAAGCAGCGGGCGACCCGACGCCCTCCACGGGCCTGGTGGCCACCCAGTTCGACCGCGAGCCCGTGCGCCGCGTCGCAGCGCCGCTGAGCGTGCTCGACCTGTTCTCAAAGAAGACCATCAGCGACCCCGTGTACAGCTGGAACGTGTACAGCTCCACCACGGGCAGCGTCGGCACCACGGCCGAGGGCGCGACCAAGAACAAGCTCACCTACGCATACGTGCCTAAGACCGCGACGCTGCAGAAGATCACGGGCCTCATCAAGGTCACCGAGGAGCTGTTCCAGGACGCCCCGTACATCGTGGACGCCATCAACCAGGACCTCGTTGACGACCTCAACGCCAACCGCCAGGCCCAGGCCATCACGACCCTGCTCGCCACGAGCGGCCTGCTCACGGGCTCCGTCGCGGCCAACGCCACTGACGTGGCCTTGTTCCAGGCCATCCTCAAGGCCGCAGCCGACATCGAGGACGCGACCCACATCCCCGCAGACGCGGTGATCGTGACGCCCGCCGTGTGGCTGCGCCTGCGCTCCGCGCTCGACGCCGAGAACCGCTTCTACGCCGGCAACCCGTTCGGCGCCAGCGAGTACAGCAAGCTGTTCGAGATGACGTTCGTCAAGTCCGCCGACGTGACCGCCAACCATGTCATCGTCGGCGCGTTCAGCCGCGGCGCCGACCTCGTGAGCAAGGCCGACGGCGTGCGCGTGGACTCCACGAACAGCAACGACGTGGACTTCGAGAAGAACCTCGTGTCGGTCCGCGCCGAGGCGCGCGAGATCCTCGCGGTCAAGCGCCCGAGCTGCTTCTGCAACATAACCATCGCCACGAGCTAATCCGCAATCGAACGAGCGGGCGGGCATCGCGTCCCGCCCGCGTGACGTAAGGAGGCGCACATGGCGCAGATGAAGGTTTACAGCTGGCGAGGCTTCAACTGGCAGTTCGAGGAGGGCAAGCAGCCCGAAGACGCGGTTCCCGTCGAGAAGGCCGCGAAGCCCGCAGCAGACAAGGCGGCGAAGCCAGCCGCGAACAAGGCTCGCAAGCCTGCGACCAAGAAGGCGGAATAGCCCATGCTCACCGCATGGGGCTACGAAATCGACGAAAGCGGCATCCCGCCCCTGCTCTCCGTCGAGGCCTTCGATGACATGACGGGCGGGAGGTACGCGGGCGACCTGCACGCGGCGGCGGCGCTGACCGCAGCCTCGCAGGCCATCCGCAACGCGTGCGGCTGGCACATCGCGCCGTCGCTGCAATGCACGTTCACCGCGCAGCGCATAGGCGACGCGGACGGGCGGGCTTCCAGGCTGTTCGCCCTGCCCGCCAACGCCGTGACCGCCGTCGCTTCGGTGACCGAGGAAGGCGTCCTGCTCGACGCGGGCGAGTACGACTGGGCGCGTGACGGGCTGATGCGCCGCGCGTGCTTCAAGTGCTGGCCGACGCGGTGGAACGCCGTCGAGGTCAGCTACACGGCGGGATACGACACCGAGGCCGTGCCAGATTTGGCCGAGGCCGTCCGCGCGATAGCGGAGGGCGTGCTCGTCGTGACCGTGGGCGTAACGTCCGAGTCCGCAGACGGCGTGCAGATGAGCTACAGCTCCAGCGCGTCGAGCATCGCGGCGGCGCTCACCGACCAGCAGAGGGCGGCGCTCGCCCCGTACAGGCTGGTGATGAGCCATGCCGCTTAGCTTCATGAGGGACACCGCGACCGTCATAAGGCCAGCGGAGAGGACCGTGCGAGGCTCGACCGTGCCCGACTGGGACAACGCGACCGAGCACGAGGTCACGCGAATCATGGTCACGAAGCGCGACGCCGTGGTGTCGAGCGACCGAGACGGGCGCGCGCTGCAGGTGACGGACAAGCGGACCCTGCGGGCCATGTACGACGCCGACATCCGCGAGGGCGACCGCGTGAGGTGGGACGGCCGCATGTACGAGGTGGACGGCGAGGTCGTCAAGACCCCATCGCCCACGGGCCGCGTGTCATCCACCCGCGCCACGCTCGCGCGCTGGGAGGGCTGAGCCATGGCCGCGAGAGTCCGAATCGAGCACATCCCGAAGGGCTACCTCGAAATCTGGAAATCCGACGGGATGCAGGCCGTCGTGGACCAAGCGGGCGAGCGAATCGCGGGCGAGGCGTGCGGCGGCTACAGCGGCGAGTGGTTCAAGTACTACCCGAAGCCCGGCAACTTCACGGCCATGGGATTCGTGTCATCGACGGGCCCAACGGGGGCAATCTACCAGCAGCGCGACAAGGCGCTGAGCAAGGCGGTGCATCCATGAGCTACATCGACATCGAGGACGCGCTGCAGCAGGCGCTCAACGCGGCGGGCTTCAACGCGTGCGCCAAGCCGCTGCCGCATGACTTCGCGTGCCCGCACGTGCTCGTGGACATGCTCAACGCATGGGACGACAACCCCGCGCAGGCCGTTTACAGCGTGGACTTCGACTGCCGCGCGGAGGATTACGCGGAAGCCGCCGAGCTGCAGCTGTCCGCGTCCGACTTCGTGCGGGGCCTGCCGGGGACCGAACTCGGCGGCAAGCCCTGCTATGCGATCGACAACCTGCGCCTCCTGCGCGCGGAGCCCGACCAATCACATCAGAACGTAATAATCGCGACCGTGAGCGCCGAGCTGCGCGTGCGCGTCGCGGACTAGGAAGGAGGGCCACCATGCCCAACAACTCCGAAGTGCGCGTAGGCGCACCTGACCAGCTCACGACCGGCGCAATCAAGCACGCCCCGCTCGGCACGACGCTGCCCAGCCTCGCGAGCATCACGCCCGCGGCGGTCGAGCTCGCCCCTGCCTTCACCGGAAACGAGTACGTCTCCGAGGACGGCCTGACGCTCACCCCGACGATGAACACGACCGACATCAAGGACTGGTCGGGCTCCACCGTCCGCAAGGTGCTCGACTCCTTCGACGGAACCCTGTCCTGGACGATGATATCCACCAACGCGGGCTCGCTCGGCGTTGCCTTCGGCGACGACCACGTGACCACGCAGGCCGCGACCGCAAATCACGGCAACCAGGTCATGGCCGAGATTGGCGCGTACCTGCCCGAGTCTCAGAGCTGGGTATTCCTGATGAAGGACGGCAAGGCGCGCATCGTCATCCTCGTACCCGAGGGGCAGGTGACGGAAGTCAGCGAGGTCACCTTCGCGGCCAACGCGGCCATCGGCTGGAACGTCACGCTCTCGACGTACCCGGACGCCTCCGGCAACTCCATCTACATCATGACCGATGACGGCGTGGTGAGCGCCTAATGAGGAAGTTCGGCAAAGACGCGCCGCGGTTCATGACGTTCCAGATGGAGGGCGACGAGACGACCTACAAGCTCCCGCTCGCGTCGTCAATGCCCGCAGACGAGCTCATCGCGCTCTCCGAGGCCGAGACGCTCGGGGAGGTCGCTGCTGGCAGGCAGCAGCTCTCCATACTCGCGAAGTACATGGGCGAGGAGGCGGCGAACAGCCTTAACCTGGCCGACGTCCGCAACATCTTCGTCGCGTGGCTGGAGGAATCGAAGGCCATGGGGGCGTCCCAGGGGGAATGACGGGCCTCGCCCTGGTCGTGAGGGACCACGCTGCGGCGCTTGAGTACGACCTCATGACCATGACGGGGCGGACACTCGCCGAGTACGCCGAGATGGGCGCGGACGGGCGAATCGCGCTCGCCGCGTTCATCCGCTACCTGCCACCCGACTCGGTTCTCTACAGGGAGATGCACCCGAAGGACGAGCTTCCCAAGTGGGCGACCACTCTGAAGACGAACGAGATACTCGCTGACCTGTTCGACCTGTACGCGTTTACGAAGCGCAAGAAGGGCCGAAAGCCGAAGCCGTACCCCCGCCCGAACCGCGAGGGCAGGAGCATCGGCAAGGGGGCAATCCCCGTTCGAGACTTCGAGTCGTGGTGGAAGAGCGGCGCATAAACGGATGAGAGCGCCCCATAAGGGACGCCCTCGCAGCTAATCAAATCATAACACAGACGAACGGAGGCCGCATGGCTGGCAGCGGAACCGAGGTCGCGCGCGCTTACGTGACCATCATCCCGAGATCGGACGGCACATCCGATGAAGTGGTGAGGAGCGTCGTGGACCCCATCTCCAAGGGGGCGTCCGACGCGGGGACGGAGGCTGGCGAGGGCTTTAAATCGAACCTGACCAGCTCGCTCTCCAAGTTCGCCGTGCCCGCCGCTATCGGGACCGCGTTCGTCGGCGTCGCGAAGCAGAGCTACGACGCGTTCACAGCGGTGGACGAGGGCCTCGACAACGTGATAATCGCGACTGGCGCGTCGGGCGACGCGGCAAAGGAACTGGAATCCG